TAAACAGACCACCTGCGATAGTTCCGGAAACTCCAGTTCCAGCAGCAGTCATGATTCCGTTTGGCTTGTCGCTTCCGTCACCGGTGGTTAGAGCAGCGTTAACTGCGTAACCAATTGAGTTACCAGCTGCGCGAGCTAGAACCTCAGCGATGTCAACACCGCTGTCTTCGATTAGTTCGCGAGCAACTGGAACTAAGAATGCATACTTGTATGCGCCTAGAGTGATTGAGCTGAAGGTTGGCTCTGACTCGTCAATGGTTGCACCTGCGGTCTCAAGAACAGCAGTTGCGTAGTTGGTCAGAACTGGAATCTTCAGGTCTTCGCCACCGGCAGTCTCGAAACGCTCTCCGAGGTCCAGCATCGGTCCTACTTCCCTCGCCAAATCGTATACGCGATTTAGAAAGGACTGGGGGACAACGCCAGAAGCGTTTGATGGGGTCATTGTTCCGCGAGTCTCGAACTGGTGAGAACGAATCTCTCCATTTACAAGCGAGCGAACATAGTCGTAATCTGATTTTGCAACTTCGGAAACCTTGAAGCCATCAGCAGCAGCTACGGCCTTAGCCTCGCGCTCCTCGACCTTACGGATTGTCTCAATTGCAGCTGCACGCTCGTCAAGTTCTGCGTTGATGCGGTCGAACTTGCTCTGCTCTTCAGCAGACAAGTCGCGCTTCTCAGCAGCAGCAGAGTCAAGAAGTGCCTTAGCTTCTTCCCATGCCTTTGCGCGAGCCTCAGCCTGTGCCTTAATAAAAGACTGTGACATTTGGTATTTCTCCTATTAGTTAGTGAATATCAGCCGCGCTTACGCAGAACTGAAAACTGGCGGTGCTTACACTCAGCCATAAGTTAATTCTACAGGGTAGGGGAAACCTCACAGGTAGAAAGGATAAGACCCTGTGAGGCGGAACTCGACAAGCAACAATCGCTGAAGGGGGTTAGCGAATTTCAGTTGGCTTGGTTATCCGAGTTTCCCTTGTGGCAGCACTCGCCGTTGGGCCGCCGTTGTTATCGCGCTCAGTTGGCGCGACATCTGGATTGTCTAGTTTGAAGATTGCGTCTGCCCACTTGTCAGCCAGAGAATAAATCTCCCCAACCGATGGGTCACCTGCGATTTCGAGAATCGTCTTTTTGATTTGTTCCTTGCTTGCCATTAGTTTCTCTTTAGTAGTAGGTCAAGTTGCTTACGCTTTAGTTCGAGCAGGTTGGCTTCTTCTTCAGAAGTTTCTTCCTCTACCTTCACCTGAGTCGGAGTCAGGGAATTGACAACAGTCTTGATTAGCTCTGCCTCGTTCTCCGAAAGGTCTGCGCCTTCTTCCAGCTTTAGAACTGCGTCAGCTAGCTCGTCAGCGTCAACCTGTGCGCGAGTAGCCGCCTTGTCTAGTGAGCGAACCATTGCTTCGGTTGCGGCATATGCTGGAAAAGCGACAATGCTTGTCTCGAATAATCTGACCGACTTTAGAGTTCTCTCGGTCATTTCGTTATTCCATGAATCCTTGATGACAGAGAATCCAAATGACATTTTGTTGAGGTCTCCTCTACGGAGAAGTTCTGCCATGTCTCTGCCGTCAGTTGTGTTTGGCAGGCTTGCTTCTACCCTGAGACCAATCTCATCTTCATAAAGTTTCATTGTGCCTGAGCGAGTGGATGCAAGAACTCGACCGGTGTCGTGGTTGACCAACAGCTTGACATCATTGCGTGAGCGTAGCGAGCGGCGGAATGCGCCGGGTTCGATTGTCTCGACAAAGCCACCCAAGTCTTCTGATGGGGAGTTGAACTTTGCGGCGTAACCAACAAAAGTCATGCCATCGCCTTCGGCTCTTAGCTCAAAGTCAGCGTCAAAGTTTCTGGTCTCTTGCTTCATGTTTGCTCTCTCTTGTTCGGCTTCTAGTCTAGTCACTACACCTTCGGCATAGGCTTGTGCGCGTCTTGCAGAACGCTTAGTTGTTCCGCCACCCCATAGAGCCATTGCAACAACTCCGGGTGATGGGAAGTTTTCTGAGTTTGGGTTTGCATCAGGTGAGTCAAGGTCTCCAATGTGACGAGCAATCCAAGCTGCAATGCGAACCCACTTGTCTGCCGAGACATTGCCCCCAGCCATTGAGCGAGCTTCGCGGATTGTGCGGTCAACTAATCCGTCACCACCAAGTCCCTCCGAATACCACTCAAGCCCTCTGCGGGCAGAAGCCCTCATGTAGGCAGGTGCGGTTAGGTCAACCTGTCTCATTTCATCTTCTTCATCCATGTCTTCATCATCGGTTGAAGCTGGAACTTGGCTTGGTGCGATTGCAGTAATGCCCAAGTCGGAGTATGCCTTGCGAATGTCCTCATTATCATCCACCGCAACCATGACATTGTAGGTTTGCAAAAGTCTTGTAGCTGCTGCCTTCTTAAACTCAGTCGAGTCGGTATCGGCATTTGGCTTCATAATCAGCTGGTCATAGTCAATGTCAAGTCTTTTTAGCTCTGCCACAGTCTCGGCTCTATCTGCCTGAAGTCTTGCGGTGACAATGATTATTTCTGTGTCATCAAAGCTGTCTAGGTAATCCTGCACTCTGTCATTTCGATTACCTTCAAAAGTCACTAATGTTCCGTCAATGTCTGCAATGACGGCAGGTGGGCCAGACTCGATTCTTAGTTCGCCCTCATAGGTGCTGCCTTCACTTAGGGCAATTGCAATCGCTTGGTCAATAGCACCTTGCTTTGTTGTGTGGCAACCTAAGACTTCGCCATCTTCTTTTACAGTTGCCCAACCATCACAATCAGGTGATGAATCAGTTATGAAATATGGCATTATCCGAGCCTCGCATTCACAGTTATTGTTCCCCCTAGTGCAACCGCTGTTCCGTTTATTGTGATGCCGCCTGCGGTTGTGTTAATGCTGATTGTCTGAGTTCCAGAGTCGTAAACAATCGGCGATGTTGCAGCTACAACTCCAGATGGTCCTTGAGGTCCAGTCGCTCCGGTTGCGCCTTGCGGTCCAGTCTCGCCTTGAATTCCTTGCGGTCCTTGCGCTCCGGTTGCTCCTGTTGGTCCAGCAGGTCCAGTCTCTCCCTGAATACCCTGTGGGCCTTGTGCGCCAGTCGCGCCAGTAGGACCAGCAGGGCCAGTTGGACCAGTATCTCCTGTGTCACCCTTATCGCCTTTGTCACCCTTGAGTCCTTGAATACCTTGCTCGCCCTGAATGCCTTGCGGACCTTGTGGTCCGGTCGCTCCTGTAGCTCCTGTTGGGCCTGTGTCACCTGTGTCCCCCTTGTCACCCTTATCTCCCTTTAGTCCTTGAATACCTTGTACGCCAGTTGCTCCAGTCGCTCCAGTAGCTCCAGTAGCTCCGGTGTCACCCTTGTCACCTTTCGGCAAAACAAAGTTCAAAGTCTGCGATGGTGCTGTGCCTGTGACTGTTACGGCTGCTGCTGTTCCGCTTGTAACTGTTCCAACCGATAGAACTGTTGGCTGCCCTAAGACTGTCTCATTCACCCAGAGATTAGTTGCGGAATCATAAACAAGCGACTGTCCATCAGTTAGACCATTGAACTTGACATTGTGAAGTTCGTCTAGTTCGTATCCATTCTGAATGTTGACAAATAGAACACCATTGTTCTGATTGGCTCTAACGCAGTAGCCAATAAAGACTGAATTATTTGGTGGGACTGGCTTTGTAGAAGTCAGGCCACCGGGAACTGTTGGAGAAAGCCAAACTGCTGCGCCTTCGGTTAATCCGTTGGTGTTTATATTTCTAACAAGCCCAAAGCTGGCAGCGAATCCTTTGCTTCCACCACTAATTGTCTCTGCCATAACTGCAATGGTTTTTGAGCTAGTAACCTCTGAGTTTGCCTGAGCGTATGCAACAAGTTTGTTGTTGCCATCTGAGCCTGTGACATAGACAGCCTTGCCTTTAGTGCGTTCGGTGTTATCCGAGGACTTTGCCAAGATGAAAAGCTCTTGCCCGACATTTTGATTGACAGTCGGGGTCATGCCAAGCTCTAGGGTCTTATCTGTGTCATTCCAACCAATGCGACCAACTGCGATAGAAGGAACAGAATTAACATTGAACTGGATGTAAGCAGGCTCGGCAATTGCGGTTGCGCCGATGATGTTGTCTACAAGTGTGGCTTGGTTCTGATTGACAGTTGCGCTGAATGTTCCGCTAGTGGTTATGGTTGCGGTATTGGGTGCGGTGACTTGAACAATGCTTGTGCCACTTGTGACTGTGATTACGCTCAACGAGTTACCTCTGGGTCAACATTGAAGTTACCTTCTAGTAAGCGAGTGACATAACCTCCCGAAGTCACTAGCTCAAGGTCATAGACATACTGACCAGAGGGAACGCCTGCGGTTGTTGTTGCAGAGATGTCGAGCAGGATTGAGCCGGCAGTTCCGCCGAGTGTGATTCCAGTTCCAGATGTCAGACTGATGACGGCACTTGTTGAGTCATAAGTTTCTCTTACCTGCATCCTTGCAGAGTAGCCAGTCAGGTTGACTGCTGTTCCGTTCAAAGTCCATGTCAGGTTGTAATCAAAAGATGCGCCTTGCCAGCAGTTTAGGTTTAGCGTTGCAGGTGCTTGCATTATCCCTCCGGGTAAACAGATTGTGGGTCGGCAGGGTTAATCTGTGCGACACCTTGAAGCTGGACTGATGGAACGCCTGTGTGTTCGATTGGTGGCAAGCCCATAGCTGCAAGTGTTTCCTGTGGGTCAAAGCCTGCAACTATTAGTCGCTGTGCCATCAGAACACGCTTGTCGGTTGCAACCAAATCTGCTGCGTCAATGTTGACATTGGAAAGCGGAACTCGGAGTATGTCTCCGCCGTCAATCTTTGAAAGACCCTCGGCAACTCTCGCATCATTGGCTGTCAAGATTCCAGCCTGAATGCCCTGCGAGTATGCGCTGAAGCGTGATGCAACATCGCCTCGGAGAAGGCTGTTCATGTTGAACTCGACAAATGCACCCTGTCCGTTTGGATAGACCTGAAGCAAAGTCGAGAGAGTGTTCTCAATGATTGCAACATAGGGTCTAAGAGTATGAGTGACAAACTCAATCTGCGTAGCCTCCACCGAGCTGTAGGTGTTAGTTCCCGGCAGATTCATCATGTGGCTTGGGATGTTCCAGATTCGGCAGAGGTCTTCGATAAACATTCTGCGCGAGTCGAGAAGCTGTGACTCTTCTGGGTTAATGCCGATGTCTTTGATGTCAAGACCAGAGTGCAGAACGATTGTCTTGTGAGCTTTTCTCCAGCCACCATGACGAGCGTCAACCGACTTCGCCAGCATCTTTGCTTGGTCCTCTGTCAAAGACTGTGGCGTGACTAGCGCATAGTTTCCTGATGCGCCTTGTCCAAAGAATCGCTGAGCGTATGAGTCAAGGGCAAGTCCTAGACCAAGTGCATCCTTCATCGCCTCAACGCGTGACACGCCTCGGATTTGTCCGGGTCGCATTACTGATTCGACAATGTGCAGAATCTCGTCTGATGTATAAGTTTTGTTGTCCTCTTCATAGTGGAACATGACTCGACCAATGCCGTTGCGATGCACTTTGATTTTGGTCGGGTTGAGAACTGTCAGGTTAATCGGCAGTCCGTCTTCATCGCGGAACACGCGAACAAAAGCGTTGCCGTCAAGCATGAGTGAGCTAATGATTGAGCTGATGAATGGAGTGCGGTCAACGAAGGAAACATCTGGTCTGTTTACCCAATCAGGCTTTGGCCTCATGAGAAGTTTCTGACCATCGCGTCTAATCCACGCATCCATCGGCAGAGTTGAGATTGTGCCTGCGATTAGCGAAATTGCAGCAGAGACTCCAGCGAGCTTATAGACATTATCTTCGTCAATAAAAGTGCCTGAGTTGTTCTGAAGGTCAAAGTCAAGACCTGCACCCCAAAGGCTGTTAGGTGTGACTGCTCTTCTCTCGAATAGGTTATTGAGCATTTGTTCTCTCTAGTGCTAGTCCAAACAAGACTGAAAAGACCCCAAGGCCAATTAGACCCAGAGGCAAGAACATGATTCCTAACCCTGTGCTGATTAGGATTGCCCCTGCAACCTGTAGAGCTGTGACCAATTTAGAAGACATAGACACCCGGAGTTAGTTGTTCGGGTTCTATTCTAACCTGTAAGGCTCTATCTACTGCTAT